TATTGAAACTTCCGCTATAGATTCTATATATTTTCGTACACCGTCTTTAATATCATATGTATGAAAAATAGCATCATAAGTATCTATATCATCTTCTAATAAATATTCTACTTGTTTACGACAATGTTGTGCTACATCAGGGAATTGTTCTAAATACTCTTCTAGATTTAAAACAAAATCTTCCCAACTTTTAATTGTATCACGACTTTTATTCCTATTATGATAAACGACACGATCGATGTATGCACTATGCAATCTTTCGACAGGATCTCTTATAATAGCAATTTTTTTATGTATTTTTTCTGTAGGCACATAAAGAAAGTCCTTTAATATAATTTTTCTTTCTTTGCCTAATTGTTTATAATGTTGATTTAAACCAAAACACTGGCTTAGATAATTTTTTATACTAGTATTGCCTGCTTTTTGAGCAACATGAACTTGAAGATTTTTTCCATTTTTAAAAAATGCAATCATAATGTAGCATCCTCCATACCAGCTACTCTAAGTTTTACAATATTAGTTATCTGCCATTGTTTTTGATCTAAAGCTTTTAAAACACCTAGATAATTGTTTCTAATAAGTGCAAATTCGTTTACTAGTTTTTCATAATCAACTACATCAGCTTCACCGTCGACGTATTTTTCTACATCGCGACTGCTTAGTGCCCGTTGATAATTTTCTAGGTATTTTTTAAAAAATGAGCTACGCAATCTACGTAGCTCAATATTTAGATAGTTTAATATAGCTTCAATTTCTTGTAGTTGATTAAATCGATATTCAACTATACCTGGCATCGACGCTGCTGCACGTTCTACATTACCTTGTAGCTTTACTTCTTTTTTTGCAACAGCTAATTCATTATTGAAATAACCTACTGCATCTGGTATTTTAGTAATATCACGAGAAATTTCGCTATACCATCCCATTAATCATCCCACTCGTTATTTTCAACATCGCTGTTATTATCTTCGTCTAGATAATATTCAATAGCTTCGTCTAAAGTGTTATCTTGGCCTAAACAATCTCGTAAAGTAAAATCACTTACACCATAATCAACTAATGTATCAACAAATCGTTCAGCAACATCTTCTACGCTTTTTTTATCAATATATTCTTTAAACACAGACCAAATATCAATAATTTGATTTTCATCCATAATATACTCCCTATTATTCTTCGACTAGATTGTCGTCGATATTTATATTATTATCGTCGTTGTCGGCTGGAGCTTCTTGGCGTCTTTGCCATTCCTCCATTACAATGTCTAATAGGTTATTAGTCCAGTTTTTTCTAAACTCTTTTATTTCAGTTCCGTCCTGCATATCAAACTTTAACATATTCCCAGTTTTAACTAAGAGCCCTTGAGCTTCAAAAAAGTCAACTAGTCCACTGTATGGATCCATGCCAGTGCTGTATGGGATCTTAACTTCTACACTTTCAAATGGTTTAGAATAACGAGTTTTCATTACTTTACACTTGGCTCTAATGCCAGTCACTGCACTAGTAGTATCTTCAGTGGTATCGTCGTCTTTGGCTTTGAGCTTTAGTTTTTTAATTGCTACAACGATCGAACTTGCGTAGATAAAGCCTTGACCACCTGAAATTTTATCATCAGGATCAAACATATCTTGTGATGCATAGGTATGATTAGTACATACTAGGCCTACATTTGTGCTACCTAACATGTTTACACAGTTTCGTACAAGAGCAGTTAATTGCTTAGGCTTACGGCCCATGTCGCCTTTCATGTCGCCTTTTTCAAACTGATCAACATCAGTTGGTGTAAGTAACATTCCTAAAGAGTCAACTACAAACAGCACTTTAGGACGGTCTTCTTCAGGTGTTGATTTATAATCTTTCATAAACGTGCTCATAGTTTTAGCAACGTCATCGATCATACTCATATTTAATTTAAGCAGTTTAGATTCTGAGGTGTCTACATCAAGTGCTTGTAGCCACGTTTCGTCTAGTGCATTTTCTGAATCAATAAGCACTACAAACATGCCCATATCTTGTGCTGCTTTTACAATGTTACCTGAGCAAATATAACTTTTACCTGCTCCTGATTCTCCGGCAAAAACTGTAACTTTGCCTAATGGTACGCCTTTTTGAAAATCACCACTTATTAAATAATTAAGCACATAATTGCCTGTTGAAATCCAATCAGTTGGATCGTGAAACCCTGCACTCATTCCTGTAATAGATTTAGTTAGACTATTCCTAAACTTAGTGGGATCAAAAGATTTAATTGTCATTAATATTTCCTGTTAAAAATAAAAAGTAGAGCTACTAATACATAGCTCTACTTTAGTCAAACATTAACCGTTTTGACGTGCACGGATCATAGCAAGGATATCACTTGACGCCGGTGCTGATTCTGCTGCTGCTGGCGCAGGAGTAGGGTCCGTATCAAATGGTGGATCTTCAGCTACTGTCTCTTTAACGGGCTCAGTACTATGTAGCGGTGGTGCAACCTCAGTAGGAATCTGAGCAGGTGCAGACGCTGGTGTTTTATTTGGATCACCTGTGTTCATACCCGGAGCTTTGAAATAAGCACCCCATGCATCTGGATCATATGCTTCACCGTCAACTGAAGCTTCAAACATTTCGGTCATTACCTTAATGCTAGTTTCGTCTGGCTTTGATGGTAAGAAATCATTTAGGTTAAACAAGCCAAATTGATTTACAGCCTGCATTTCTGCATCACTAAGCGGACGTTCTCTACGAGCCCAAGTTCATGTCGAGTAATCAGCGTATCCGCCTTTTGAACTTTTATTAAGTCTAAAGTCAATACCTTGAGTGTAGTCTGTTGGCAATTCTTCCATATCAGGATCCATAAGAGCCTGCTTGATAATTTGAAAAATTTGTGGGCCAATAATAAGACGACGAATTGGATTTTCTGGAGATTCGTCGTCAGTAAGTGGATTGTCAGTTACAAAACCTTGGAAGATGTATGAACGTTTCTTCCAATATTTTCGACCCATATCTTCAAGAGTTGGGTCTTTGAACCAGCCACGAACTTCACCAAGAATAGGACATGACTCGCCATACATTTCCATACACGGAACTTGTACTACAATTGGCTTAGAATCTGTTTGTCCTTTGATTCCTGCAAACGGCAGCTTAATCATTAGCCGTTCGCGCCAGAAAAATGTGTTATCTAGATCACCATCTGGCAAGAAACGAATAGTTGCACTTTCGCCTTCTTTGATATTCCAGAATGGATAAATTGGATTCGGACCACTTGGTCCTTGGTTTGAGTTATTCTCTTGTTGTTGAAGTTTTGCTCGTATTTCAGCTAGTGATGTCATATTAATTTGCCTTTCATTGCCTTTAAATATATGTTATGCCTAAATGTGTAATAAAGCATATTTCTTATACTACACAATGTTATTTAGTTTGTCAACTAAATTTTATAAATTTTCTATATAATTTTTTAGATCAATTGTCTCAGCTACCATATTAGCACTTAAAAATTTATAGTCTCTTATTTTGTTTGCGTCTTTTGTAATGTTCCTAACATCAAAGCCAAGTAATTTAGATCTGCTAAACTGTCTTAACCCTTTCAAAAACTCATACCAGTTTTGTCTAGTTAACTCGTCTGCATCGCCTACAAGATTATCGTTATAAATTACTGTTAATTTTTCATTATCTAAAGAACAGGTCACTTGTCCAATAGCCTTGCCGTTATCTGAAAAATCAAAATCAAAAAATCTAGCATCGGTTGGTTTATTAGTCACATTGCCGTCCTTGTCCCCTATTTTACAATTAGGAGTTGTACTTTTAATTTTATTAAAAAGTTTATCTGCAATTGCATCTAAATTATTCACTGTCATTTTCTGTTCCTAGATAATTTCCATTTTTGTCAATTAATGTATCTAAATATTTTTTAATATACGTTGCTGAAGTTAACCCTCTTACTTCACCTGGTTCAAATCTGTTACTGCCGCCTTGACGCATTCCTCTGATTAAATTTTTGATATAAGGATCTCGCGATGGTCTGTTTTCATATTGATTAAATCGTGTAAAGTGAGACTGACGTCTATCATATAACATTTGTCGTATTTCTTGTGGGTTTTCTGTATATCTACCTTGATTTCGAATAAATGTTAATTTATTTCTATCTCCAATTAACTGCTTGCGATCGTTATCGTACATTGGATAACCTTTAGCATCTAGTTGCGTATAACGAACCTCCATTTCTCCTTCGCCGCCGCCTCTTGTTGGTGGAGAGCCTTGACTTTCCCAATTAAGTACTACTTTATCATATAATCTTTTAGCAGTTTCTATATTACCAGCGCCGCGGCCTGTGTCAGGCAGCGTTTCTAAAGGCATGTATGATATTAAATCAGAAATTCTTTTACTATGATCGTTGTATGTGTTAGATGGCTCTAAATCTAAAGCTTTGTATATTTCGCCAATTGCTTTCCATTCGTCCCAGATTCCTCGATATGGTTTGAATAGCTCCATAGTATAAGGCTTGTTATTTGTCACAGCATCTTCTAAAGTTTTGCGAATATCTCTAATCTTTTTAAAATTATCATTTAATTGATAGCTTACTTGTCTGTCGACTTCTTCTTCGAATTGATCTAAAACAGTTTCATATTGCAGTTGCATGTCATCGTCTATTACCAGTTCGTCTAGTTCGTCTATTTTTTCAAGTATATCTACAAAGTCGTCTAAATCTACATCGTCTTGTTTAATAGCTAAATTAAGAATATCTGTTTCAATTTCTCTAGATAATTTATAGAATGGATCATTGTAAATATCTAGTGCTTGATCTAATTTAGTCAATATTTTTTTGAATTCTAATATCTTGTCTTGAGTATCAAACGTGTCTACAGAAAAAGGTTTATCTATAGCTGTAAATTCTCTTTTTAAATATAAATTTTCTAAAACTTCTACATCTTTACTAAAGGTATTCTGACGTAACCCAGCAAGCACATTTCTATCTACTGATCTAGTATTTTCATTAGCTTGTGCTAACAGCCCGTTTGCTATATCGATTGCTTCATCAACATCTTTGTCTAGTACATCGAGTCTAGAAGTAATTAGTGTTTGCATTCCTTCTGCAATTTTATCAATTTCATTTATAGCTTCTGGGTCATCTAAAATTATGTCTAAATATTTTTCACCTTTAAAATTTTGCATATTAAACACAACAAAAAGATTATTGCGAATATAGCTTAATTCAGCTACTGGTGTATTTTCTACATTATTAATTGCATTATTAATACTAGAAAGTAAAGCATCAGTCATTGCTTTTGACGTAGCATTGCGAGCAGCAATTCTAGCTGCTTCGTCTCTAATAAAGTTTCTATTTGCAAGTTCGTCTTCGCCAGCTCTTTTTCTTGCTACAGCTTCCTCCGCGGCTGCTCTAATAGCATTACGAACATCCATTTCTTCTCTAGCACTTAATTCTGATTGACTTAGAGGAGCATCATCGTCAGCACCATAAAAATCTTGTTCTTCAGCGCCTCTTTTTGATGCTGCTAAGTTTGCTGCTGTATTTCGAATTGCATTTCTTATTTCAAGCTCTTGGTTAGCTGCTTGTTTTCTATTTTGAGACAACCTGATGTCTTCGTCTCTCATATTAAACATTAACTGATCTTGTATAGCAGCAGTTAGCTCATTTTGACTACGTAATTTTTCTTCAGCAGCATCTCTTGCTTGTTGTCTTATGTAATTTCTGTTTGCAAGTTCATTTTGTGCTGCAATCTCTCTTTTACGAGCTTGCGCTTGTTCTTCTGCTCTTTGACGGACTTGTTGTCTATTAGCAAGTTCTTCTCTCTCCGCTTCGTCTTCAGGACTTAGTGGTGTATCATCATCTGGCCCGTATAGGTCTTGATCTCTAGCACCACGTTCACCTTGACTTAGTGGCGCATCATCATCTGGTCCATATAGGTCTTGATCCTCAGCACCTCTAGCTGTTGCAATGCCCTGTGTAGCTGCTTGATCTGCATCACCTCTATATAGGTCTTGATCTCTAGCACCACGTTCACCTTGACTTAGTGGCGCATCATCATCTGGTCCATACAGGTCTTGATCTCTAGCACCACGTTCTGCTTGGC